AAACGGGTTCCAATCTATCGCGATAGGAAACGGGGCCAGCTCAGGAGCTTACACCAACTGCGTGGTCATCTCCGCGCTGGGCAGCCTAACAGCCGGAGGCCACTCCAGGTTCTATGTGCAGCCGATTAGATTAGCGTCCACCGTCGGATTAAGAGCTCTCTACTGGAACCAATCATCCGGTGAGATCACCGCCCAGACTTAACAAGATGGACAAGTACCAATTTAAAGTCTCAACGATCAACGCGGTGCTTGACTACCTGTCGAAGCGGCCCTACGTTGAGGTTCACCAACTAATCAGCGCCATCCAAGAGGACGCCGAGAACTTTGAGAAATCACAAAAGGAATCAGATGGACTCACAGGATCTAATTAACATAGCGATCGGCTTGGCCGGCTTCTTTGGCGGTTGGGTCCTGAACAGCCTATCAAAGTCGATCATCCGCATCGAGGACCGCATCTCCGAGCTGCCTCTGATATACGTCACCAAGGACGACTTCAAGCGCGACATAGACGAGATCAAGAGCATGCTCGTCCGCATATTTGACAAGCTCGAGGACAAGGCGGACAAGTGATAGTCGAGACCATCGTCGGGGCCCTGGTGCCGATAGGTGCCGAGGCGATAAAGCAGGTAGTCACAAAGTTCTCTGGTGGTGCGAGGCCGACAAGCGTCGCGGAGATTATCCAACTCGACCAGGCCGAGGTATCAAAGCTTGAGGCCCTAGCCAAGTTGGATAATCCCTACGGCAACCCGAGCCAGTGGGTCGTGGACCTAAGAGCATCCAGCCGGTACATCGGCGCGCTCGGCGTAATCGCCGCGGGCATACTATCAATCTTCATCTCGGGGATTGACCCCAAGGTGCAAACGATAGCGTTGGAGGCTGCGAACATAGCATTCGGGTTCTTGTTTGGGACGAGAATAACCGCGGGCTGGGCTAAGAGATGAACCTCTCCCCGAACTTCACACTGTCCGAGATGACAAAGAGCGAGGCCGCGCTCCGTCACGGTATCGACAACACGCCCAACGAGGAACAGGTACAGGCCCTCATGGCGCTCGCGCAGAACGTTCTGCAGCCGGTGCGCGATCACTTCAAGAGGGGCGTGAAGTGCAACTCCGGGTTCCGCGCGCCCGAGGTTAACCAGAAGGTTGGCGGGAGCCCAACATCAGATCACTGCAAAGGTCAGGCGGCGGACATTGAGATACCCGGCGTGTCGAACTACGACCTGGCGAAGTGGATCTCAGACAACCTGAAGTTTACGCAGGTTATCTTGGAGTTCTACACGCAGGGCGTGCCAGACTCTGGATGGGTTCACGTCTCGTACGACCCGAGCAAGCTAAAGAATGAAGCACTGACAGCAGTAAAAAAGGAAGGCCGCACGGTCTATTTAACCGGTTTACAAAGGTAAGGAGAAATACCATGGAAGGATTCAAAGCAAACCCAAAGATGAAGTGCGACCTGCCCTGCTACAAGGAGGGTGGATTTGTCAAGCGCGACAAGGCCAAGCACTCCGAGAGCACCGAGGTGAAAAAAGACGTCGCCAAGGACAAGAAGATCGTCAAGAAGGCTTTTAAGATTCACGACGAGCAGTCACACGATGAGAAGACAGACCTCTCCAAGTTAAAGAAGGGCGGACGCGCCAAGAAGGAAGTCGGCACCGTCAAGAAGTACAAGACCGGCGGATGCGTCAAGAAGATGGCCGCCGGCGGCATGGGCGCTCAAACAGACGCGGAGCTCGCGATGGCATCAGCGATGGCAAAACAAGAAGGCAAAGAGCAAGCGATGGCACAACGCAAGCGCCGCCGCCCCATGACCGCGGCAGGAACGGCAGGCGTGGACGCCATGCCGTCTCAACCACTCGGCGAAATGCCACAACCACCAATGGGCTCCATGTCAGACGACGAGCGCATGAACATGATGCGAGGCCTGCAAGCCGTTGGTCAGTACGCCTACGGCGGCAAGGTCTGCTGAGATGCCGATTAAGTCAAAGGCGCAACTTGGCGCGATGTACGCCGCCGCCGAGGGGAAGAGCACTTTAGGGATCCCCAAGAAGGTCGGCAAGGAGTACATCGCGGCGGGGCCCGCCAAGAAAAATTTACCAGCGCGCGTTAAGCAGAGCGCACCAATGCGTACGAGCGGACGCGGGAGATAAGAGATGGCCTACTCGGGCACCACAAACCAGACCAAGGTCAACGTCGCCCAGATGATAGAGTTCGCCTTCCGTGAGGCTGGGAAGGCGGCGGAGGAGCAGACGCCGGAGTACATCGACGCGGGCAAGCTTGCGCTCTTCTACATCCTGCAGAACCTCTCAAACCGCGGCGTTAACCTGTGGATGCTGGAGAACTACCTCTCCGGCACGGTCACGAACCAGACGGTCATAAACCTACCACAGGGCACGGTCGACGTGCGCGAGGCTAACTGGCGCTACCTGGTAACGCCGGCGATCTCCGCGGCGCTGCCCACGAGCAACGCCACCGCGCCCAACCTGTTCGACAACAACCTGGTAACCTTCGGCACGTCAACGCTACAAAACAACTGGTTCGGCGCCAATTATGGATCGGCTCAGCGCATATACCAGGCCGGGTTTAACTCGTACGGCGCGCAGACGCTTAACCTAGTATACGAGACGAGCGAGGACGGTGTGACGTGGACGCTGCGTTACACGCTGCCAACCGTCACGCTCGCGGACGGGGAGTGGTACTACTTCCCGATCGACCCCAGCCCGGGCCACAACAACTTCCGCATCCGTAACACCGGGGCTACAACGTTCTCGTTGCGAGCGCTTGTGTTCGCGTACACCCAGCAGGACATTCCACTGGCTCGTCTAAACCGTGACGACTACTGGAACCTGCCGAACAAGCAATTTGAAAGCGACCGCTCCTTGCAGTACTGGTTCGACCGTCAGATCAACCCGCAGATGTATTTGTGGCCGATCCCGAACAATGACTTCCAAATGTTCCAGCTCTTAATTGAGAAGCAGATCGAGGACGTTGGAGATCTGTCGAACGAGCTCTACATTCCGAACCGTTGGATCGCCGCGGTGCAAAAGCTATTGTCGCACCAGATGTCGTTGCAGCTACCCGGCATTGACATCACTCGTATTCAGTACCTCGACGGCCAGGCTAACTACTGGCTCTCACAGGCTGAGGCAGAGGAGCGCGACAAGTCGCCGATCATGCTAACGCCCAACGTATCATACTACACGAGGTAATCATGCCAGCAGCAGTGTTGACATATGACACATTAGTCCAAGACATCATCCGCTACTCAGAGCGGGACGATCAGTCATTCGTGGAGCAGATCCCGCGGATGATCATGCTCGCCGAGCAAGAGATCGCAGCACAGGTAAAGGCGCTCTGGGAGTTGGTGGTCGTGGAGACCACTCTGCTCTCAGGCTCGCAGGGCGCGACCCTGGAGAAGCCAGCGCGTTGGAGGAAGACCGTCTCGATGAAGATCAGCGGCCAGCCCGTTCTCTTGCGCGGCCAGGACTATGTCGCGCAAGCGCAGAACGAACTCCCCAGCGCACAGCCAAAGTACTACGCAGACTACGACTACAACCACTGGGCGTTCGCCCCGGTGCCGGACGACGAGTACGAGGTTGAGATCGTCTACTACAACCGGGTGCAACCACTCGCAGATGACAACCAAGAGAACCTGATCACACGAGAGGCGCCGCAGGCGCTCTTGTTTGGTTCACTGCTACAAGCGCAGCCTTACCTGAAGAGCCCGGACAAGCTACAGATCTGGACGCAGCTCTACAACAACTCAATGAGCGCGCTAACAAAAGAAGACGCAACCCGCAGGGTTGACAGGAACACATCCGTTCAGGAGCCATAAGAATGACCACATTCACATCGCCCTTCACCGGGACCGTAGTTCAACCCACCGACGTAAGCTACACCGCGCTAGCGATTGAGTCTAACGTCACACTATCCTGGTCCCCTTACACCGTGCCAGGGGATGGCACCGTCGCAGCCGCGAGGATCATGGACTGCACACCTGACGACGCCGGTTGGGTTGTCACGCTGCCACCAGGCAACCAAGGATCAACCGGGACGGACATTCTCTTCCGTAACATGGGAGCGGATAGCTTTTTCGTTGAGGACATCGACGGCTTTCAGGCCATTGAGATCTTGGCGGGTGAGTCACGTTACGTGTACCTCTCAGACAACTCGACCGAGGCTGGAACCTACGAGAACGTAACCTTCGGCGCGGGGACATCCGCCGCCGACGCAGCGACACTGGTGGGCAACGGACTGGTTGACATCCTCGGTCGCCTGGCTACCGGGTCGCAGGTGGTGGAGACCTCTATTAACACAACGCTTACCGAGAACAACCGATCAGCGACGTACGTGTGGAACGGTGGCGCTGGCACGATCACGCTGCCGAGCACAGCAACGGCGAACACCGGATGGTTCGTTAACATTCGCAACAGCGGCACGGGGTCTGTGGTTATAACACCCCCCGCGACAAAGACAATCAATGGCCTCTCAAGCCTGAACATGCTCCCGTCAGACTCCGCGGTAATCATCATGGACTTCTCCACGGGCAACTTCTTCACGGTTGGTCTGCCACGCCAGGTTGACGTGTCATTCACCGCGGCGACGTACGACGTGGACAGCATCGTGGGCAACACCCTGGATCTGACAACGTACGCCCCAACAATCCAAACATACATCGCGCTATCGGGCACACGAACCGTAGACCTTGACGTTGTTCTGCCAGCTATCACGCAGATGTACATCATCAGCAACCAGACCGGTCAATCCTCTTACGATGTAAACATTGAGGTTACAGGAACCGCGCTGCCGCCGATTCAGATCGCCAACGGATCCTCCGCTATTATTTTAACGAGCGGCGCGAACGCGTTCTTGCTAACACAGGCCTGGATCTACATCTACTACGCGGTGAACGGAACAACAGCGGCTCCGTCCTTCTCATTCTCGAACGACATTAACACCGGAATGTACCTTAAGGCTACGAGCAGACCCGCGATATCCGCGGGTAGCACGGACATGATGATCATAGACAACACTAACGCACTGGCGCCAAAGACAACGTTCACGGGCGAGGTTAAGGCCGGCCTTATCAGCGGCGGTACGTTCTAATGGCGGACGAGAACCTCTCGGTTGTTTACACGCTGGGGCTAGCCCCCGGCATCAAACGAGACGGGACCGTGTTCGAGTCCCGAGAGTGCACCGACGGATTGTGGAACCGGTTTCAGCGTGGCACGCCCCGCAAGATCGGCGGCTACTCGCGCATGTTCTTGGACAAGTTTGGCATCGCCCGTGGCATCATAGCAAACGCGTACAACGGTCAGAACTTTATATTCACCGGCACCGAGGAGACGATCGACGCGTTCACGACAAGCCTCTCATTCGCGGCGGGCACAGGCCCCAGCAAGGCCGTGATAAACGTTGGGTACGCCGAAACCGCGGTGACGAGTAACACCAGCTCAACCTTTGTTGTGGCGGGCGACCTTACGACAAAGTTTCCGGCCAACACAAAGGTCGTGTTCAGCCAGACACCCGGAGCCACTCAATATACCGTGTCTGGTTCTGTGTTTGCGGCGGGTAATACTACTGTTACCGTAACGC